GTATTACAGACACTAATGAAGAATGTGCAACTTGTGGACTGAAGAAAGAATGTTGGGGTCATTTTGGATATATTGAACTACCTGAACCTATATTGCATCCAATGTATTACAAGTCTATCGTTTCTTTCCTCAAGTGTTTCTGTAAAAAATGTTATCGACTATTGTTGTCTGAGCAACACATTGAGATTTCTGGACTATCGAAGATTAAGGGTGAAAAGAGATTTTCAAAGATTCTCGAGTCACTTGAGAAAATCGATATTTGCACTCATTGCTCATCTCCTCAACCAAAGGTGATGTTCAAGCCTAAGGATATGAACATTACTATGGAATATAAGCATCGCAAGGGTGATGGAAAAATCAGCATTATCTTGAATGTTGAAGAAATCAAGAGTATTTTTGATAATATCTCTGATGACGATATTCGAAATATTGGTTTCAATCCAGAAAGAACTCATCCGAAAAATCTAATTTTGACTGTGCTTCCCGTGATTCCTCCGTGCTCAAGACCATATGTTGTTGCGGATGGAAATACATGTGATGACGATATCACTTACCAGTATCTTGAAATTCTCAAGATCTGTCTTCAACTTTCACCTCCTGAAGGTGCTCCTGTAAAACAGGTTAATCGTCAAAAACTGATCCAGTCGTTGAAATTTCGCATTGCAACCACTTTTGACAATTCCAAGGGAAAGGCCAAACACCCGACTGATAGCAGGCCAATCAAATGTTTGAAAAATCGTTTGGCAGGTAAGAGTGGACGTATTCGAAACAACTTGATGGGAAAGCGTGTCGATTTCTCTTCTCGTACAGTGATCGGAGCAGACCCAAATCTCAAGCTTGGACAGGTTGGAATTCCTTTCGAAGTTGCACGAATTTTGACAAGGCCTGAAGTTGTAACTGATTTTAACTTGAAAAAGCTCAAGGAAATTGTTGATAACAATGGAGCTAATTTTATCTTGAAAAAGAAACCAGACGGAACAATTTCTCGAATCAATCTCAAATATGCAATGTTTCGAAAGGGAACTGAATTGCTATACAATGACATTATCATTCGTGGAGATTGCATTCTTCAAGAAGATAAGAATGGGAATGTTATCATTCCTTCTGTTGAGAAAGTAGAAGTTATTAATATTGAGAAAACAGGTAATTATGAAACTCTCATTGGCGATCTTGTTATCTACAAAATGAAGAAGGTCATTGAGGTTGAAACGGAAACCAATTATCACCTAACAAGCAATAGTGTCATCGTTCGAGGTTGCAAACTGTCAGATGTGGTTGTGGATGGAAAAATTACACTTCCGACTCCTCGTTCTGCAATCGAAATTATTTATGTAATTAATGGGAATGCAATCCTTATGGATGGTGATAAGCTTATCCGAAATGGGAAGCTTATTCCAGCTGAATATCCTTCACGTAAAAACATCAAGCTTCAAATTGGTGACGAAGTTGAGAGACATCTCGTAAATGGAGATATTGTTCTTTTTAATCGTCAGCCTACTCTTCACAAAGCTTCAATGCAGGCAATGGCAGTAGTACTCGGAGATCACCAAACATTCCGTTTTAACCTTTCGGTCTGCAAAGCCTACAATGCAGATTTTGATGGTGACGAAATGAACTTGCACGCTCCCCAGAGTTTGGAAGCAATTGCCGAGCTCGAAATGCTTTCCGCTGCGAAATACAATATTATTTCTGCACAGGAAAGTAAGCCAATCATCACAATTGTTCAGGATTCACTTCTATCAGCATACTTGATGACGATGAAAGATTTTAAGTTAACTCGTACGCAGTTTGAAAATATATCATCCAAGGGATCACGACTTGACGATCTTCCAATGTGGAATCCTGAAAAGATTAAGACAATTCAATCAGTCCTTAAAAAGTTTGGAAAAAATACAGATTTCTTTAATGGAAGAGGATTGATTTCATTAACTCTTCCTTCAGATCTTTATTACGAAGTGAAGAATAATACAAACCCTGATGAGCCCATTGTAAAAATATACAACGGTGTACTTGTTGAAGGTGCATTTGACAAAACTATTATTGGTTCGAGTCATAGTTCGTTGATTCAGGTCATAAATAAGGAATATGGGGTTGAAGTTGCAACCAACTTTATTGACAACATTCAATTCATTTGTAATGCGTGGATTCGGACACATGGGTTTAGCATCGGCCTTGAAGATTGTATGATTACTTCACAGGAAAGTGTTCTTGCTATTAAGGATACTTTGGTGCAATGTTACACGAAAGCACAGGGTATCGAGGAAAATACTCAAAATGCTGGAATTCGAGAGGTTCGAGTTACCGCTGCACTTAGTCAGGCTAAGGATATCGGAATGCGTATTGCGAAGAACGCAATGAAAAAGGATAACAACTTCCTTGCAACCGTTCATTCGGGTGCCAAGGGTGATTTCTTCAACATTGCACAGATCACAGGCATTCTTGGACAGCAAAATCTGGAAGGGCATCGAGTAATCCCTGTTCTAAATCACGGCAAGCGTACTCTTCCTCACTACCCTTTTGAATTAATGTCAAAGGAAAGAGAATATCAGTCGAAAGGATTTGTAAGCAATTCTTTCATCCACGGTTTGACTCCTGAAGAATTTTACTTTCACGCAATGTCTGGTCGAGAGGGTATTAGTGATACTGCAATGGGAACTGCCAAGTCTGGTTACACTCAGAGAAAGATTGTTAAAATCTGCGAAGATATTCAGGTTAAATACGACGGGACCGTTCGAGATGCAACTGGTAAAATCTACCAGTTTGCATATGGAGGAAACGGACTCGATCCGACTCAAACCGTAAAGGTTGATGGTCAACAGCAAGTCTGTGACATTCGGAGACTTGTAAACCGTCTGAATAAAAAGTTTGAGCAAACCCCTCAGGCCGAAAGGCAGTCCAAATTCAGAGTTGATTCTGAAGATTCCGAGGATGAAAACAAATCTGAATCTGAATCCGAAAGCGAATCTGACAATGAGAGCAAAAATACGGATGATTATGAGGAGAGTGCAGATATTGAAGACGAGGAGGAGGGTGAAGGGAGCGAGGATGAAGACGAAGAGGGTGAAGAGAGTGATGACGAGGAAAGCGAAGACGATGACTTTGACGATTTCGAAGGAGAGGATGAAGAAGACGAAGATAACAACGAAAATAGCGATGGTGGTTCTGACGAAGAAATGGAAGAAGATAGCGGAGTTGATGACGTTGAAGAGGATTTCGCGAATGATGATAACTAAATAATCTAATTAAATAAAATGATACTTATTCTTTCATTAATTCTGGTCATTATGTCAGCATGGTCTTTGAACACGTTTCGCAGACTTTCAAAAGCAAATGATTCATATGATTCATCAAGAGTCTTTGAAGATTCGTGTCACGTCTCTTCAACGTATGTAAAGGGTGGAAATATTATTGCTTATACACTTTTAGCGTGTTCAATAATATTATTGGTGTATTGTCTTGTCAAGAAAATCTATTAGTTTCCATATACTGTTTCTCCTGTACATACCATGTAGAGGAATCCATCGCTGTCTCTGTAGGAATTTTGCAATTCAGAAATAAGTGAAGTAAGAGTAGGAAGGGTATTGTTCACAAATATAAATATTGCTTTATCAGGGGTGATTTGGATGCGTTTCCGGATAATATGCAGAAACTGACCAACTGTTAGTTCTTGCGGAACCAGAAATTTGGACTTGTCAATCTTGGGTAAATCATTTGAAACCTCGATTATTATCGGCACTCTATCAGGATATTTTTGGCAAATACGTGTAGATTCCGCTAACCTGTTTTCAAAGGTATGAAGTTCCTTAAATTTAAAATTATAAGGTGTTGACATTTATCTTATATTTTTTTATTTTAACTTGAATAATAAAAATGCCTAAACTTAAAATTCTACGATGGGATCCTGTAATCATAGATGGCAATACCTTTCCTTACCCGATGATTTACATTAAACCCGATGAGAAGTTTGTTGAATACGCAAAATTGAACAAGTATGCGGTTACAGTGGAAATAAGCGATACGGGTACTATATATGATGGGAAAACAATGGTAGGAACTATTGATTCAAGCGCATACTACCCGAATAGTCGTCCGAATTTTTTCGATGCAACGGGATACTATACAATTACACTTGCTGGTCATTGGTATGAATACCCTCTTAAAAACAATGGATTTGCAACGATTCGGGGTGCAAATGGTCCTGATAAAATTGTACCACAACCAGAAAAGCCTTTCGTGGCTCCGAAACCCGTTTCAGTCATTGAAGGATACCGAAACGCTCCTCCCATTCCACAAGGCTTAAACTATCCTCAGATAATCGCAATCTTTGTTGGTATTTTAATAGTCTTCTTAGCGTTATTTAAACACACTTTGTAGATATATAAAGTTATGAAGACTTTATATATTGAAAATTTTGTATGTCTCGTGGGGAAAAATGCACAAGAAAATTGGCAACTTCTACAAGACGCAAATTCAAACGACATCCTCTTTCATCTAACATCTTTTCCATCTTGCTACGTCATTCTGAAAGATGAGAATCTGATCCATTTTCAAATCATTCAAAAATGTGCAGAAATTTGCCTTGAAAATACAAAGTATAAGAAGCTAAAAAATATTTCTGTAGATTATACAGAAATATCAAATGTGAAAAAAGGGGAGGAGAGAGGGGAATTAATTTATTTACATCCTTCAAGAGTTCAAAGGCTAAAAATCTAATTTAATTTCAGGTTGAAATTAAATTAATAACCACCAGCGGTTTTACGATCATCGTACGCCTTGTACCCATTTTGTAATGAGACCTGCGAACGTTCATTCTGAGCCATTTGAGCCATTCCACGCTCATAGGCATTAACAGAGCACCCAGTGTATTTGACTTCGGCACCAAACTGGCCACCAAAGTTACCAGTGTACTTGTTGCGTTCTTTGTCGAACTTAGCACGAGCTGCAGCATTTCGTTCCGCTTCCTCGTTTCCATAGATATGACCTCCGATACCACTTGCACTGAGTGTGACATAGTTGATATACTTGGGGCGTTGAGAATTCTCAACCATTACACGATCTTCTGCGCTATCACACCCAGCAGTCTTGGTGTAAAATGAATCAGGGCACACGTCTTGCCCTTTATTGTTTATTCCATTCCAAGGGATGCAAACCATGTTTCGCGGATTGAAAAAACGATCCGATTGAATCCGATTTGCTTCACCGACGTTAACACTACACGTACGAATTGAGGCTTCAAGTGATAATGACATTTATTACTAGCGAAGATAAAAAAAATTTCCATTTAAAATTGATACCATATTATAAAAATGGAAAATATTTCAGATCCTGAAAATTGTGAAAATATAATACAGTATATGAATTCTATAAAAACTACGAAGGAAATGTACGACTATATACAGCAGATCTATCCTCGTTGGTTAGTTATGGCATTGGATGGATATTGCGAAGATTACCCCCATCTGACAAGCAACTGGGATACCATCTGTTCGAAAATGGGAATCAAACCCCAAAAAATCATACTGGTTACCGATCTAGTTTTTGATGATAATCATAGAGTTACAATGGCATTTGCAGAACATATGACACGCAATGGGTATATTGTAAGACGTTCTTCAGAGTTCATAGCTTGCTATGTCTGTATGAAAGCAATACCAAGTTTAGAAATATGGAAGAATTTCAAAAGTAATAAGTTACCGTGCCCTTCAGCATGGTCGATTAAATGCGCGAAGTGTAAATGGTCGACGGATTCATCTGGTTCAGATAGTAAGAAATAATGTATACTGGTCCAAGAAGGATTGCAAGCGACACATGTAACACTCTTTCAGGACCTTCCTTCGTGCATTTCAGAGCAAGACACACTGCCCAAAACAGGAAAAGTATCCATAACAAAACATACACGTATACCCAGTTACCGAGCTTTTTCATATTTTCCTTCTCATTCGATCTCAACGCCTTTCTGAAAGCCACATTGAAATCACCCTGATTGTCGCATACAGGTTTCGCGGGGTCGTATTTTTCGATTTCCTCATCCATCATATTGCAAGTCATTTATTTATGAGCCACATAAAAAAATTAAAATTAATTTTAACCCGAATATTTCCACGAATTTCCACATGTAACGCATCTTGAGAATGTAGTCATCGGCTCATCTCCACCACGAAGCTGTTTCTGAATCGACCAAGTCTTTGAACCCCCACACTTGGTACATTCTACGACTCCGTCAACCACTTCAAACGGAATGACAATGTAATTGTCATATTCCTCAAGCGCCATTTCAATCTTCTTGTATGTTGGACTTTCCCAACCAACCTTTTTATTTTTTAGACTATCCTTAAGTTCTTCCGAGTCCATTCCTTGGATGATAAGACCAACCGCCTGATAAATAAACCAGAAATAAAGAGTTTCATCTTCCTCTGCATATTTACTCAAATACTTTTCAAATTTCACAGCAGTTTGCTTTGAAACTACTGTAGTCAGAATACTAACACCTTGTTCACGCATGATTCAAAAATAAAAAAGTACTCTACTTTTTTTTCAATTTGCAAAGATTGCATACAGACCAAACATAAGAAGGAAAATAAAACAAACGAAGAATAAGTATTGTTCAGTATAGCTTTCTGAGGGGTGTTTTCTTTTTACGAGCATTGGTTTTTTAAATTCCTTCTCATATGTTGGATTACCTTCTATATTCGTGCATATGCTAATGCAGTTTTGCCATAATTCATTACATTTTTCTTGGCATACTTCAGTATCCACTTCAGTATCCCCACACATTGTGTAACAATAATCAATATAATCCTTACACGAATCTAGACAACATGAAGCAACTTCAGTAGGATTCGAGTCTATGAATTTTTTGGTCTTTTCATCCCATTTTCCATGACAGTAAGGTAATTGTTGAGGTTGTAATGGAAAGCTCATTTATATCAGGAAATAAATTGTTCAGCAAAGTCTGATTTCGTATAGATAGGAACTCCCAATTCACTTGCTTTCAGCAACTTTCCTGTAAGTTTAGACGCCATTACAGCCACTATTAAACCAGTTGTATTCCTTGAAACTGTAGATGTGACTTTTCCACCTCTTTCTTTAATGTCATCTTCGAGTTTCTTATCACGGAAACCAGTCATTACATACTTGTGACTTTTTAGAGAATCAGAAACTCTTTTTTCCTTTTTAAAAGTTGCATATTTTTGCAACTTGGTTATAAACTTGTCTGCGTATTTTAAATTTCCAACTATTTTATCTGCAGTTAAATCTGAAAATCCTTCAACTTTCATAATAGTTTCCTTTATTTGAGCAGTAGATTGGGTCTTATACAACTCAAGCAAGTTGGGGATGTCGAGAAACAGCATTTCTACTCGTCTTGCTCCAATACCAAATCCGAAAATGCCAGATTTTCCAAGTACTGTTGAAATATTAACATTTTGAAGTCCTTTGTGTATATTTGTATGGATTCTTTCTGCAGATTTTTCATGAAACTCTGGAATTTCAAGCAATCTCTTTTTCGATGCATCCAAAATTTTAAAGAGATTATCGAGACCGTTTTTCATCATAGTTTTAATCGTTGCTTCCGCAACATGTTTAATTCCAAGACTCGCAAACAATCCCGAAATCAACTTGATACACATGATGTTTTCGGCTGTTTTGGCAACGATGTCAACGTGATTTTTATCCCATACATAAGGAATGGTTGGAAATTGTGGTTCAGTTTTTTCAAGAACTTCAATAATACACGGAATAACTTCTTTGCTTCTCGTGACTGTAATGATAGCATTCGGTCCAAGGCCGTTGTCTTCCACGTATTTTGCATTATACGCTGTTACACGTTTGATTGTGATACTTTCAAGCTTCACTGGTTCAACCACAACAACTGGTTTCAATCTTCCCCATTTGCTCATTTCCCATTCGACATGTTTCACCACTGTTTTCCGAATATCAGTGATCATTTTAAAAGCAAACATATAGTCAGGATTACCCGATGTAACTCTGTCATATTCAACATTCGATTGTATCATAATACCATCTATTTCGTATTCAGAATGGTCACGAATCGAAGTGTAGAGGCTTGTAAGAGTTTTAATCGACACGGATGTAACCTTCTGGTGTTTAACAACGTCAAACCCCATTTCTTTTAATTTTTGGAATTGGGTTGAAATTTTAGGAGCAACATCCGTAACTATTTCATATGCGATGAAATCAATGTCATTAAATCCTTTCCGAACAGTTTTAGCACCTTTCATTCCAATGATCATACTTCTCGGATTTGCATAGTCCTTTTGATACGATTTGAAGACTTCTTTTTTGATTATCAACTCACCTCGTATCGCAAGAACTTTTTCAGAACTAACTTTTGGAATATTTTTAATATACTGAATGAGATGGGAAATATCAACTCCGATTATTCCATTTCCTCTTGTATATAGATTCGTCTTCCCATTCTTGTATATCAATAATCCTGAAATTCCATCCAACTTTTCACTTATAATATGGCTTGTCGCTGGATTATTTGCAATCCATCTTTCTAATACTTCTATTTCACTTGGAGTTATTTTGTCAGCACTCCCAAGCCAAAATGGAAGAGTTGCTCTATTCTCACCAATTCGGATTTTCACACCAACTGGTGGTATGTAATATGGGTCACGTTCTTTCAGCATGTCTTTGAGCATATCATATTGCATATCAGAAATTGAAGATATCCCTTCATTGTAGTATACGTCATCGAGCCGTAATTTCAAATCGTGCAGAATCTCCAATTTTTCTGTCTTAATATACTGACGAAATTCGATTTCTTTCGCCATTTCTTCTACTCATAACTTTTTAATTTTTATCATTTTAAAAAATTGAAAAATAAAAAAGTTTCTCAAAAATTGGAAATGACACTTAACACAAACCATATTATAACTCTGAAATCAAACGCGATTCTTCGAGGTGAATTCACTGTTGAAGATTTGCAACAGATGATTGAGAAAGAGGACAATTGTCAGAAGATGCATCAGTTTAAGGACATGATAGCTGTTTCATTCTCCTGTATTGCAGATGCCGAGTTCTTTGCAGACAAGTACTACAACATGAGTATTGAAACAGAATATGATCATTACTACTTTGAAATAAATTGAAAAAATATTTTGGCATTTTGAAAAATCAATGAGTTGTATTTTTCAAATTATAGTTCACGGAGAATTTAACGATGATCGATACCCGATCACGTTTAATATTATTAGGAGGAAAGGCATCTATTCTGTCATATGCAATATGATTGAGCTCAATTTATGCTGTGTAAAGTTCACGTCTGAGCAAGAGGCAATGAACTTTGTTCGGACTTCAATGAAGTTGGCAATGCGAAGTAAGTTTTTATACAGAATCTGTACTGGCTGTCTTGAAAATGTGTTTCTTCCTGCAACTCAATGTGTCGAGTGTAGAGATATCTTCTCTTTGGATTCTACGATACACGTAAATTTTAATATTTCTAATATATAAAATGGACTACAAGGTGAATCCCATAAAAGCAGTCTATATGAAGTATCAAGGAGATTATGATCTGGCGAATATCAATAATACATGCTACGAAATATGTGGAGCATTCAGCAATTCCACAGACGTTGATAATATGGATCCGAAATGTACAGCTTCATGCAAAGCACTTATTACAGAGCAAAAAATGCTTCAACTTGGACAAAGTAATTGTGACCATCAAGCCCCGTATCCTCCTGTACTCTGGGAACAGGTTCCCAACTTTGTACCAAGACTTGTGAAAGCAGGAATGCCTCCTAAAAAAGCTCTTGAAAAATGTCGAGAGCTCTGTATTGAATCTGTACCAACACTTTATAAGGAATGTCAAGATAGATGTCTACTTCATTATAATGCGATTGAACTAGAAGAATATAAAGTACCTGATGAACCCAAGTCTGAACCTAATAAGAAACATCATTCAAAAAGATCAGATACTTATATTATCAGTATTGCTCTATTGTTAATATTGTTGGTAATATTATATTTCGTTCTAAGAAAGTAGGATGATTATCTCTCGAAAGCAATTGAAAATCGCAAAATTCCTAGTTGATGATATCGATGTTGAAGTTTGCGGATTCCTTGAAGTTAGGAATAAGAATCTCAATCTTTTTATAAATAATATTGGAATCAAGCTCGAAACACGAGGTACGTGTCAGCATACCAAATACACCCCTTATATATTTCACACCCATAATATTGGACTTCTTAGCTATCCAAGCCCCGAAGATATATACACGATGATGAAATTTCATTCAAACAATTTTGAGAATGATTTTCCTCTCATAAGTATAGTATTCACAGAATGGGGAATTTGGGAAATCTCATTCCCTCATAAGAAATTTACGCTTGATGAGAACTGGTTAAAATACTTGCATGAAGTCACAGACACTCCCTTTCATCATATTACAATCGAAAAGATTCCAGAAGTGATTAAGCACGTTGTAAAAACAATTAACAAGGAAAGAGCTTTTGGAAACCGATTCCAACTATTTTTCACAAAATGGCCTAAAATCGGCTCGTACAAATTAAAAACAATATAGGTTTATAAAATACGAAATATTTTATAAATGCTTGAAGAACTAATTAAACTTTTCGGTGAAAATGGCAGCGTAACGACTGCAATAAATATCATCCATTTCTGCAGAACTCAGAAACTATACAACATCGGGTTTATTCTCGCGAAAGAATACGCAGAATTATTTCCTTCGTCTGTTAATATGTTACTTGAAAGTGCAATGTGTGCAAAGGAAGCACAAGACACTGAAACATCGTATGACTTGTTTCAAAAAATACTTGCTTTCGACTTGAAACTTGATATTGTGAATGCTATCTTTACAGAGAAAACTAAATTGGTAGATTCGATACAGAATCGCTATACATCCTATAACAGTCGTCTTGTTAGCAAGATTTCTCGACGGAAATATATACCATTCCCGTTCATAACTTTCACAATTACAACATGCAAGAGATTCGACCTTCTTGAAAAGACAATGAACTCATTCCTCCAATGTTGCACGGATGTCCATCGAATCGATAAATGGCTTTGCGTTGATGATAACTCGAGCGAAGAAGACCGTGAGAAAATGCAAAAACAATATCCATTCTTTGAATTCGTCTTTAAAAATGCAGATGAAAAAGGACACGCTAAAAGTATGAATATAATTCGAAATAAGGTCACGACTCCTTACATCTTCCACACGGAGGATGATTGGAAATTCTTTGAGAAGCGTCCTTATATTACAGAATGTCTTGATGTTCTCTCTCAATCAGAGACAATTTCTCAATGTTTGATAAATAAAAACTATGGTGAACTCGCCTGTGATATTGATATCGTAGGAGGCTTCCCTGCTAAAACTTCTGTAGGGACAAGATACTTTCTCCATGAATACGCAGAAGATATGAATGCATTCGCTCTGAAACACCCCAATAGGAAAACATGTGCTTATTGGACAGGCTTTTCTTTCAGACCTTCACTGCTTAAAAGAGAGGTACTTACAAAAGTTGGTGATTATAATGAAAATACTGCTCATTTTGAAATGGAATATAGTAAACGTTGTAAAACACACGGATACAATTCTGCATTTTTAGAAGGAATATATAGCATTCATATCGGAAGACTCACAACCGAAATTGGCGATTCAACGAAAAAGAATGCTTATGCTTTGAACGAGACACGGCAATTCCAAGAAGTTCCTCAGGTCCCTCAACCTGTTCCTCAACCTGTTCCTCAGGTCCCTCAACCTGAACCTCAACCTGTTCCTCAGGTCCCTCAACCTGAACCTCAACCTGTTCCTCAGGTCCCTCAACCTGTTCCTCAGGTCCCTCAACCTGATCCTCAACCTGATCCTCAACCTGATCCTCAACCTGTTCCTCAGGTCACCAAATCATCCATCTTAAAAACCTTTATTGTCAATCTTGAAACTCGAACAGATAGATGGAATAACACGGTGAATAATATGCCATCTTTCTTGAAATACCAGAAATTCATGGCGATCAATGGAAAAGAATTACAACCTACTGAAAATCTTCAGAGAATTTTTGAAGGAAACGATTATGACATGCGCTCCGGTATGGTAGGATGTGCACTCTCGCATATTAAATTATGGATTGAATTATTAGAATCAAAGTGTGATATCTTTTTAATTCTCGAAGACGATATCACATTTGTTCCTGATTTTGAAAAGAAATTCAAACACATGTATTCAAATCTTCCTGAAAATTGGGATATATGTTTCTTAGGTCATCACGTTTGGCCTCATTTGAAGAAAGACGAGTATACCGACAAGGAAAAGCTACCCACTCTCGAAAAGTATGACGCTTCTCAATCATTAAAACATTCGATGGGAGGAACTTTTGGGTATATAATTTCAAAGAAGGGAGCGATGGGGATGTTAGATTTCATTGATACTCATGGAATGACCAATTGCATTGATACAATGCAACAGAAAGCTGGAAATACCTTGAATTTATACTATAACAGTCCGCATCTAATCTATTCAGAATGCAATAATACTGATAGTGATATTCAGAAAGAACACAAGTCTCTAACAACATCCGTTGAAGAGAGATTCAAAACAATCTATCAAAAATGCAAGGACCCCAAATTATTTGCTTCATTCGATGAAATTGAAAAATACGTTCGTAATCCAAGTAGCAATGTTGTAGGGTTTTACAGTGGGTCACATATTCGTGAGTTGGTAAAGATGTCAGTACATCCATGCTATGTACTTGGAGGAAACAAGATATTGATTGTGACTCCTGAATGCGTTGAAAAGAACAAGAATACAAGATTGAAACGAGACGGTAAATATTCTATTGAAGATGTGATTGTTACGAAACTTGATATTCTATTCATTCCGATGAGAACTACAAATGCAACATTGAAAGGATTGGATGCAAATGAGTTACCATATGATAAAGACATTCCGTATCTGTTAATGGAAGGAAATTTTGAATCGTTTTCACTCCTCACAGAAATAACTTGCAAACTTTCTGAATCTGAATTAGATTCTTTCCTAACTGACTTTTTCACGATTAAACCAAACAAATACAATATCACATTCCCTCATGAAAATGTTGAAAATCTAAAGAGTATATACAGTCATAAATTAAGGACTATTAAGAACATGATTCTAAACCCTGCTCCGTTGGTTTTTGTACATGAAATGCCAAATGAACGCACTTCGATTGATGTGTTCACTCACTTTATCGACTTTGTAACATCAATGCGTTCTCATCTTCGCTATAGACATTTCGTTAAGCTCTTTATTGTGAATGCAATTCATGACTCTGTTCCAGAATCTCATAAGAAATATATACAGTCGGTTACAGTTCCAATAGATAGAACTTACGATTCTTGTGTAGAGAAAGAAATAGAAAAGTTTGCAACTACTATAAGATTTTAGAAAAATTAAAAATGATATTTAAATATGAGCGTTATTTAAATATTAAAAATGGGAGAACATTTAAAGTTTCCAGAATTCGATAATATTCCAGTAAGCACAAAAACCTTTATTGTGATGACGAACATCAACATTAATATCCAAAATTTATTTGAAACAATTCCTGTATGCGATTACATTGTTGTACCTAAAAGAAGAGGTCGGAAGAAGAAGAATACTGTTCCTGACCCGAATAAGAATATTAGCAATGGCTCAATCGTGACTCTTGAGCTCGCTCACAAAATGAGAGGCGTTCTTCTCAAGAAGAAAAAGAAGAAGGATAACAAAGCAGGAGATTATTTTCGAAATTCTGTAACTGCAGTCATGATGATTGAAGATAAACTCGTGAATTCAAAAATCAGTCGAAATGGAAAGTTTCAAATGACTGGTTGCAAACACGACGCACAAGCGGAGCAATGTGTCAAGTATATTTGGGAGTATATTAAGGATACCGATATATATACGATGCCAGAGGGTGAGAGATTCACTGCAACTTTCATCCCTGCAATGCGCAACATAGATTTTGAACTCGGGTTCTTACTTGACCGTGAAAAATTGGACGAGTATTTCAATACTAATACTGAGTATTATAGTCTGCTTGAAACTAGCATAGGCTATACTGGTGTGAACATTAAAATACCAGTGAAGATTTCGATTTCCGAATTGAAACTCAAGAGAATGCAGTATGGTGAGAACGATTGGAAAGATATCGATTTTGTACCATACCAATACTACTTGGATACCCTGAAACCCAAAGAACAGGAGAAGAAACTTGTCAAGGAACGTTTCAACACGTTTCTCGTATTCCACAGTGGAAAGATAATCATGTCTTCAATGTGTGCAGATTTTGCCCGCGAGACGTATTACGAATTCATGGATATCGTTCGAAAGAATCACAAATTGTTCGAAGAAAAACTATTTTAATTTTTATTATCTATAATAAAAATGGGTGTCAAAGAATCAAAAATCGAAATCTCTCAATACAATGAGGGACGAAGTCATTCCCAACTATCTATTGACATTATCACTGCAATTTCTCAGGGAGATGTTGTTCTTGATGTATGTAACCTAACAGAAAGAGCTTACAAGTTGATTGATAAACATAGCGCATCTCGGACCACTGTTGCGTTTGGAGAACTTGTCGGTTATAACACTAAAACGGCATTGAAAATATTTCTCGATAACATCGACGGAGAAGGAGTACTTTACGAAAGCAATCTCTACAAGTACATTATAGATAAGATAATTGTGAATAATTACTCTCCAAATTTCATACCGTATCTCGGGTTTGGAAAATGTAAATTGGATAGTATGCATGAAGTATTCAAATCACAGAGAGACTATCAGCTTCTTGATCGCCAGCTATCACAGTTTTCAGATGGAGAAATTGTAAACCCCAACACCAATATTAATATATTGATAACGGAAGTCCCAAAAGGAAATATACGAACGCTGTTTGATATAATAAATCAGAAAACAGAAGATGAAGAACTTGAAGCTATTTTCGTTCAACTTCTATATTCTCTAAGTATTATGAGTAAGTTTAGAATAACTCACAATGATATGCATCCAAATAACATTATTGTAAGTACTCTTGATGAACCCGTTAATATGTGTTTCATCATAGGTGTTCGAAAATTCTTCATTCGAACCCGTTTAATTCCTTACTTATTCGACTGGGACAATTCATATTGTGAAATGCTTGGGAAAAATCCATATGTAAATGAGGAGAGATGCAAGCTATTTGGAATGTGCAATTCTTTTAGTGACAAACGAGACATGTTCATGGTTGCATGCTCAATGTTTAAACATGGACTCAGTTCTCGCATTCGAAGTTTATTATATCATGCTTATTCGGGAGTTGTATTTAATATAACAGTTGATAAGGCTGATAATGTAAATGAACAGATTTCGGTAGGCATAACAGAAGAACAAATGAATGATATTGAAAGACATGTACCGTTTTTTACAGACTATAATGATATTCATCATTATAGAATGAGTTCTTACCAACTTGAAAAAATCATTGGAAAAGAAAGTATGTCCAACTCAATAGCATCGTTAACATTTAGCATATCACAGGGTGATGAAGGGTATAGTATGAATTTTGAAAATTTCAGACCTTGCTACCCTCGTAGTTATGATTCTGACTATCCTACAGCTCTCGAAATACTCTTGTTCAAAGGACCGTGGACCAAAAAACCAAAGGTGAATGATCTGTTTAGTAAATACTTGGTGGATGAGATTCCACCAGACACAGCAGTGTATACAATGCCTACGAAACAAGAGATTCAGCCAGCTATTAACTATGACCCTTATATTGAATCATCACGCCATCTAATAGAAGGAAAGCCTGCTGTGCCGATTAAGAAAAAAAGTCCTGTATATGTTTCAACTATTTTTTAATTTTTATTACTTGTAATAAAAATGGAATCAAAACGTGTTCGAGATTCTGAGATGGAAGAACAAGATTCAAAACGTGTTCATAAAACTCATTCGCAACTATCAATCGAAATCATCACTGCAATTTCTAAAGGACAGATTAAACTAAATGTTTGTAAGCTTTCTAAAAGAGCCTACAAACTAATTAACAAGAGTAGTTCTTCTGAAACGTCCATTGCGTTTGGAAAGCTAATTGAACACGACACGAATACAGCGCTTAAAATGTTTTTGAACAATGAACGTTCAGTTGGTATCGCGTACGAGACGGAAGTGTACAAGTATATTATAGATCGAATCATAGTCAATAATTACTCACCAAATTTTATACCGTATCTCGGTATTGGTAGTTGCCGACTATATACATTAGCTCCTATATTTAAAGAGCCACGAGAATATGAAAATCTCATTCATCAACTTTCTCGTTTCGCAGGAAAAAACGTGTCCGAAGACACTTCGATAGGTATTCTTGTCACAGAAGTTCCAAAAGGGCAAGTAATGTCATTTCACAGTGTGATCGATAGAATGGAAGACATTGAAATTGAAATGATGTTCGTTCAAATACTCTATTCACTAGGTGTGATGAACAAGTTTCGTATCACTCACAATGACATGCATATGGAGAACATACTTGTAAGTGTAGTTGACGAGCCTATTAATATGTGCTTTGTCGTGAAAGATAAGAAATTCTTTATTCGTAGTCGTTTCATTCCTTATTTCTTTGACTGGGACAATTCGTACTGTGAAATGATTGGTAAAAATAAGCAGTTGAATGAAATATTGTGTCGCGTCAATGGAATGTGCAATACCTTTTCAGAAAGAAAAGACCTGTTTAAGGTTGCTTGCTCAATAATAAACTATACTCAGTACGAATCCACATTCAAGAAATTCTTAAAGAGTGCGTATGGAGGCGATGTGTTTGATTTAACTGTAAAATTAGATACAAGTTTTATTATTCCAATAACCCGAGAACACGTGAATGAGATTCGACAGCATGTCCCTTTTGTTCACGATATTGTCAATAATATGGACTATATGTATTATAGAATGTCTAAACATCAGCTGGCAATGATTCTCGGATCTGAAGAATCATTACCAGAACACTCGGCTACTTTAATGTTCTTTATCAGCAAGGATTCAAATAATAATTATCAATTAGATTTTACAACGTCAAGACCTTGCGATTTTCGAAATTCTGACGAAACCTATCCAACTCCTTTAGAACTGTTGTTAGCCAAAGGAGAATGGACAAAGAAGGAAGGTGCACACGACTTGTTCAGCAAATACTTGGTTGATGAAATTCCTCTAGATACAATGGTCTATACGATGCCCACAAAACAAGAGATTCAACCAGCTATCAATTACGATTCGTATACTGAATCAACACGCTACAAGATACAAGGAAAGCCAGCTGTTCCAATTAAGAAAAAAAGTCCTGTATACGTTTCGACAGAGATACCACGTGAAAAGCATTCATATGTAACAGGACTTGACAGATACCTTTAAATATACTACATTCGCGCTTTCAAACTGATTTTGGAATTAAAAATAATTAATTCCAAATTTAACAAGCTTTTTCGATGATGATTACAGAAATTATTAAAACCAACGTCCACATACCCATCCCAAACCATCGTAAAACTCTCATATTTTTTCGTGGATTTCCAATGCATAATGGTTTTCCAAGATTCAAAGTTCCACTTTCATTGTTGCAATACACTTTTTCTTGACACCCAAGTTGTGCGTATGCAAGAAGGGTGAATATTCCGAATACAATTCCCAATTTTATCCAAGTCGAGCGTGGGCATCTATCCTTATTTCGAATGTATACAATGACAAACAAGAGAATTGCAACACTGATATCCTTTATATGGTCATACAAGTCTCCAGCGTATGTTACTTGGTCATATTTCCGTGCAAAATGACCATCCATGCAGTCAAAGAAATACGAGATGAAATACAATATTGCAAATATAAATACGTATCCTTTCCAAAGACTGTATACCGATAACAATCCAAAAATTAAAGAAATGGTTGTGATTCCGTTCGCATTGAAACCAGCTTTTTTAAAGCTTGGACATAGCTTAGATGAAAGGTCGATCAGAAAATTATCTATCGGGTTTTCGTATCGTGGATGAATTTTCCTCATTTATTTAACACGAAATTTGTTTAATGAAATAATCAACAACACAAAGACAATTGTCCATGTTCCAGTTCCAACGTATCGAAGCACTTTCATATTCTTTCTTGGATTGCCGGGGCACATTTTCCTCATCGTATTCATAACATCTCCGTCCTTGTAAACTCTCGCTTGGCATCCAATGAAGGACGCGTTCAGAATTGTAAAGATTGCGAGGATTCCAATGAATATTGCCCATACTTTGGGAGGGCATTTGTATTTCTTGATTACGATGCACAGAATTATTATCCCGACTATAATATCTTTTCCGTGATCATAGATGTCGCCGAATTTAGTGACCATCTTGTACCGTCTCGCATAATTTCCGTCCATACAATCAAAGAAGTAGGAGATGAAGTAAGAAATTGCAAATAAGGCTAAATTATTTTTCCACAGAAAATACGCTGAGAGAATTCCAAAAAACAGTGATAATGTTGTAATCCCGTTCGGGGTAAAATTCAATCGTTTAAAAAAGGGGCTAATCGAATCTGCAACGCTATTGCAAATATTATCAATAGGGCATTCATCCTTTTCTGGAATTTTACCCATTTATTCTAAAAATGATATTTTAAAAACTTTCAAAACTATCTGTAAATGTCCAGAATAATAGATGTTAATTCAATATCTGATGAAGAACTACAGAAATTGTCCAAAGATTTGGTAGTTTCTCAAACGCCATCTAAGTATGGATTTGGAGCAGAACAAAAATCAATATATCTATATGATTCTGAAGGTAATAATATATATGTACCATTTGCGTATAATGTAAACTATCCTCGTCCGAGTCGAAGTTATTTTCCTGAGCAAAACGTGGATTTTTCTGGGTCTTTAAGACCGATGCAAAAGGAAGTGAAAACCGAGGCGATTGCGAATCTAAGTAAAACTGGTTCTACAATCATTTCTGCTTATTGCGGTTTCGGCAAGTGTCTTGCAAAGGATACTCCAGTCCTTATGTACAATGGTTCGATCAAGAATGTTCAGGATGTTTTAATTGATGATCAAATAATGGGTGACGATTCAAAACCGAGAAATATATTGTCAACTTGCACTGGAAATGAAAGGATGTATAAGATAAGCCCAATTGACATACACTTTAGCAAGGGATTTTCTTGTAATGAATCTCACATATTATCTCTGAAAATTTTCCAACCAACACAATACAGTTGGAATAATAAAAATCAATATTACGAGGTTAACGTTGTCTCGAATAAAGATGGAATTCTTGAAATGAAGAAAAAATCTTTTAGACACAATGCAGATGCAGAAGTGTTCATTTCGAACTCTTCCTATAGTTGTATTTATTCTTACCAAACAGTAGACATCTCTGTAAGAGATTACATCGCACTTCCAGAAAATATAAAGAATTGCCTACGTTCATATCGCGTTCCCGTTACTTACAATGAGAAACCACTTAGATATCAATCGAATGTTATCGCAAATTGGTTGCGAGAGCAAGAGGTCTATGCCCTTGGATTTCAAGACTACATACATGGCAAGGAAATGGTTATACCCGATGAATATAAGTTTAATTCACTTTCGAAAAGATTGCAATTGATTGAAGCCTTCCTTTTTGATTATAAAACGAAAAAATATTCTGATACGTTTCAAAGTCAAAATAAACCTCTTCTTCAAGACTTGTACACAATTGCAAGGTCTGCAGGCTTGTATGTAATTTATATTTCCGAGTCTGAACTCAAGATTGATATTCAATACCCAGACCCGTTATTCGTCTCATCACTCTTTAGAGTCATACCAATTCAAGATACAACATATTACGGATTTTCAATTGATGGGAATCGGAGATTTTTACTTGGAGACTTCACAGTAACTCATAATACTGCTCTATCTATTTACATTTCATCCAAAATTCATATGAAAACTTTAATCGTATGTCATCGCATCATCTTGATTAATCAGTGGAAGGCTTCAATTGCATCGTTTTGCCCAAATGCAAAAGTACAAGTTCTTTCAAGTAATTCAGAACTCGAAGATGTTGATTTTTACATTATCAATGCAACAACAGTTCCAAAACATCCACGTTCCTTCTATAAAGAAATTGGACTTGTTATTATAGATGAGATGCATATTATTATGGCTGAAAAAATGAGTCAATGCATGCGTTACCTTGTTCCGCGTTATCTCCTTGGTCTATCGGCAACTCCGTATCGAACCGACGGTCTCGATGTGATGCTTGATATGTATTTTGGAAAGGAGAAAATTATCCGTAAATTGTGGTGTCGGCATATCGTATACCGTGTAAATACTGGATTTAAACCTGAAGTGAAACTTAACCGAATGGGAAAAGTCGATTGGGGCTCTGTAATTGAATCACAATCGAGCAATGAAGCCCGAAACAATCTCGTTATTCGAATTATTCAACACTTTTCTTCACGGGTGTTTTTAGTCTTGTGTAAAAGAGTTGCTCAGGCCAATTATCTTTACAATCGCCTTCTTGAACTTGGGGAAGATGTAACAAGTCTTATCGGAAGTCAACAAGAATTCGAACAGAAGAGTAGGATTCTAATCGGAACATCCCAAAAAGTGGGAGTTGGGTTTGACCATCCCCGTCTTAACACTCTTTTACTCGCTTCTGACGTTGAACAGTATTTTGTTCAATATTTGGGACGAGTGTTTCGAACTCAGGAAGGCGAGCCAATGATTTTTGATATGGTAGATAACTATTCACTCCTTCTCAAACATTTCCATACCCGAAACGCGGTATATCTCGAACATGGTGGTCTTGTTAAAAATTTCGACAAAGAATTTCCAGACTTTAAATAAAGATGTTACAATCAGTATTAATAATATTAATCTGTTCGCTCATTGGGTATCTACTCGCTAAGAAAAATAAAAATGTTGTAAGCAACGAAGTTGGAGAAGTTGGAAGTATTATAGTTGGATTATTCATTGGAATAATAATAGTGATTGGAATGAAAATTCTGGAATGAAAATTTTCAAAGAATCTTTGAAAAAATCAAAAATGTGTATTATCTGCGAAGGAAATTATGATCCAGAAACCCTCACTAGACTTGAATGTAACTGTTGTAAAAATCTTATTTCCATTCCAGATACTCTTGTCCAAATCTCACTTCGATTCCAGAAATCTGTGTATATCTTGATTGCAGAAGTTGTCCTTGGTTAGATTCGCCTCACAATCCTGACTACGAGGAAAACTTGAAGAAGTTCAAGGAAAACTACGAATCACTTCTTTCAGTGTATTCGTACATCGTTCGAGACATTGCTAAATATATCGCTCCAATTGTAATTTTAAAGACAAAGGTTGCAATATAAAATGCATAAAAGTTTCAATGTGTATATACATAGAACATTAAAAAAGTCAGCGACCAGTTTCCACATAACCAAACCAGCTCTTGAAGCAATAGACAGTGTTATTCGTGTCACTGCGGTTAATCTGGTTAACAAATCTCTCTTGTTAACTCTCACAAATAATAAGAAGACTGTTTCACAGGCGGAACTTGAAACATCAGTAAAATTAGTATTACCTCCCCTTCTTATGGAAGGTTCTCTTGCGTTTGCAAATACCGCAGTTGAATCTTTTAACAACTTTGTTGAGGGTGAAGAAAAATCACGAACTCGTGAAAGCCGAGCAGGTCTTATCTTTTCAGTTTCTGCGACAGAAAAGTATCTCAGATGTTTTGGCCAGAATGGATTGCACGTGTCGGCAACTGCCCCTGTATTCCTTGCGGGTGTTCTTGAGTTTTTAATTTCTGAAATTTTGAAACTTTCTTCAGTTCATACCTGTAAAAAAGTTACAATTACGGTGAAGCATATTTTCACAGCGATTCATTCTGACCCTGAATTTGAACGTTTCATAAATAATATTGGATTGGTGTTCTTAGATGCTGGTGTGACAGCTCATATTGAGCCTTCACTCCTTGAGCCCAAAAATAGGAAACGTATTAATTCGAATGCGGGAGGTGTTAAAAAGCCTCATCGTTGGAGGCCCGGCACCAAGACATTAATGAACATTCGTAAATTACAGAAAACCAGTGATCTGATTATTCAGCATGCACCATTTAATCGCTTAGTAAGAGATGTTGGAAGTGAGACAAAGAAACTCCGTTACACCAACGACTTCCTTCTCTCGCTCCAATCATTCGTTGAGGACAGAATGATTCGTGTGATGAAATGCGCAAATCGTCTTGCTCTTCACACGGGACGCGAAACAGTGTACGCATGTGACGTGACTCTTGCCCAAGAATTTATGGAACCTCTTTTAGTGACCAGTAAGGAACCAACAGATAATACTGTTATTCCTGAAGCAGCACTTCGAAAGCTAGCTCTTCGTGCCGGTATCAAGAGATACGGTGATGATAGCACAGAAACATATACACGACTTGTGGTTGATTTTGTAGGGAATTATGTTCGAGATATTATTCTTTGTGCTGAGTTACATCAAGTACAGACGCTGACTGTTAAGCTTATGATCGAGAGTCTTGGGATGCGTGGTCTGCATCCTGCGACGATTCCTCGAACTCGTAAAATGAGTAAGAAGACCAACTCTTCAAGGAGTACAAGCGTTGCTGTCACAGATAACAATGTTAGTGACGTTGAGGATGGTGAATTAGGATTACCGGACATTGATGAGTGAGACTGAGGGTGTAGCTGCGCAATAAATTAAGAGTACTTAATTTATAATTCGTGTATAGTTTGAATAGTGTTTAGTTTTGAAGAAATATTTTCACGGAGAACTTCCATGTCACAACAGAATTTGATATCATCACTATATGTATACTTAAGATTTAAGAGACCTTCTTGAGCCTTAATCAAGTCAGCCATAATAACTGTACATCTTGCATGATCTTTGGATTGGAAACACTTCTCAATGATTTCAAATGATCTTGTTATGATTGTTCTAACGAATGTTATCGCATTCATTCTATTGTCGGGGTAGATGACTGTTCTTGAAATAGTTGTTAACCAATTATTAGGTTGAATATTTACATGCCTAACATTTATTTTTTCACCCTTTTGGATGTGGCCAATAAATTTTAAGCGTGCTATAATTTCTTCATCGATTTCCATTATCGTGTCTCCTATTTGATTTTCTAGCAAAATACCTTTTAAATGTTTAAATCCGACAGTGATTAACATATTCATTTATCTAGTTATTGATTTATTTTTGAGTAAATCAATAGATTCACAACCCCAAGGAAAGGTTCCTATCTTCCTTTGTTGATATGAAATAATGAGGAATATCCTCTCCTCCAATCATATTCAAGAGTAATCTTATGACCCTTACATTCACTCTTAGTTCCGCAAAGAACGATAGGGACGTCGCCTAGATTACGATGTACAAAATTAATCAACTTCTTAACATTTGAGAAGCTGTATACTTGTCGAGTCCAACTCCTACAATAATAATCTTTGACATTTTAAATTTCGATCGGGATGAGAAACTTTGTAATTTTTTGAGTTAGAAATGGAGAAATTAAACGATTTGAAAGAAGAGAATCGTAGTCTTCTTTGAACTTCTTCACGTTTTTCTCATAGTCGGGATTATAAAGTGAATTGATCCAAGGACAACCAGAACAATTGAGATCCATGAGTGTTGGAATAGACACGAGTTTCGGGCAATTCGAACAGTTGAGATATGATAGATTAACAACATTTCCAATGGAATTGAGATTTGGACAATTATAACAATAGAGTTCTGATACATTCACAAAGGGAACTAGGATAGAAGTGAGTTTTGGACAAGAGGAGCATTTAAGATATGTTAGGTTAACAAGAGTATTAGGGATTGAAGTGAGTTTTGAACATTCCCAGCAATTAAGATATGTTAGGTTAACAAAAGTGTGTGGAATTGAAGTGAGTTTTGGACAAATTGAACAATAGAGTATTTTTAACTGTTGAAGAGAATCAGGAAGAGAGGAAAGATTTGGGCAATTATAGCAAGCAAGATGTATTAGATTCACAAGAGTAGGCGGAATGGAAGAGAGACTTGGACAGTCCCAGCAATAGATATGTGTTAGATTCACAAGGGTATCTGGAATTGAAGTGAGATTTGGGCAACCATTACAACTGAGGTCCTCCAGATTCACAAGATCACTTATAGAGGTGAGCTTTGGACAATATGAACAGTTAAGATGAAATAGGTTATTAAGACATGGAATTGACGCGAGATTTGGACAATCGTTGCAATTGAGACTTGTAAGATTCACAAGAGTGTCTGGTATGGACACCAGATTTGAACACCAAGAACAATTGAGATTTGTAAGATTCACAAGAGTGTCTGGTATAGACACCAGATTTGAACACAAAGAACAATTGAGATTTGTAAGATTCACAAGAGTGTCTGGTATAGAAGTGATGTTTGGACATCTCCAACAATCGAGTTCTGAGAGATTAATGAGAGTATGTGGAATGGAAGTGAGATTTGGACATTTCCAACAATTGAGTTTTGTCAGATTCACAAGATTGGATGGAATGGAAGTGAGATTTGGACAAGAGGAACAATCGAGTTCTGTCAAAGTTTCAGGATCATATTCATTTCTACAGATGATACACATTTTTATTTTTTCAAGATTCTTGAAAAATATTTCAATTTAGGAAAATGATTTTGAAAAGAATTATTTTAAATTTGGAAATGAAATACTTCCAAGTTCTTGTGATTGTACAATTTAATACAATTGTCGTATTGGGTGTGTGCATGGGATTGCAACAACCTTATTATTATACGATTTGCTTCGTTCTTGCCATGTACATGTTCTCCTTCTTATTTTTACATCGGGCAAATATGTTTCCACACAATTGCTGGGTATTTTTTCCAGCAATGATTTTCACTCACACTATCACTCTTCTATTATATTATCATATTAATCCTATGATAGTTGCTACAATGACAAATGTGCTCCTTATGATACAACTCGCGACGCTTCATATTCACAAGAAACACTATTTCAATGAAGGCTTCTATATTGGAGAAGCACCTGCTCATTTACAGGCGTTGATTCCACAAGAGCAAGGGCTTCCGCAAGGGTATGATATCCCAGAATTGATCCGAATCATAATTGAAAAAAGTGAGCCTTGTACATCTAATGATTATTGCTGTATATGTCTTGAACCACTTGAGACCAAAAAGTGTGTAACATTAGCGTGTACACACGTGTATCACACTGATTGCATATCCCAATCGATTAGATTAACAAGTAATAAATGCTGTATGTGTCGAGCAGTTATTACGCTAGAGTCGGTTGTTTAAACAACAGACATTTTTTCAACCAAATTAAAATAATCCATGCGACACCCGCAATTACAAGTGCACAAAATTTCGTACATTGAAATTGAATCGTAGAGATGAAAAAGATTGAAAAAGTGATGATTGTAATCATGATTTGACAAGAAGTGAGAACCGCGTGTTTGTGCAGTTCATCATCAGCTATCATGAAAAGGGCGATAAGTATGAATGGAATATAGTCAGAATACTGTTTTGCATTTTCCAATAAGCCGACCATCTTTAATTACTGTGAATATTTTTAAGTTCACAATATTTGCTTGCAAGGTAAATGAAGGATTCAAACCATGTCCAAATCACGTTCTTATCTTGCTTGTCAACCTTTTTTGACAGCCAAAGCTGTTTAAAATGATTGACTTTGCTCGATTTCTTGTTGTCAAATTTTTCGAATAAGATATTATTATTCAAGAAGAAATTCTCGTCACGTTCCTTGACCATATTTTGAAGAGGGATCAATTTAAACACGATGTAGTTCATTACATCTTGAACTGGGATTTGGTCTTTTATAAAGATTCTAAATATGATGAAATCGGTTTCTTCTGGAAACGATTCTATCAGCTCATCAAGAAATGTAACCATTTGGGTTTTTAATTGGATTAGGAGATCTAATTCTGAAGCCATTTATTCGTATCACTACATCTTTAAGCTTGCTATACAATCAAATTTATGCTTTTGATATCTAACATCTTCGATAATGACGCTTACAGTATCTCCACAATTAAGAACAGAGGAATCTTTTTTAAAGATAGATTTGGAAGCATTATACTTGTATCCTTTCATTTTGGTTTCAGGAACCAAAATATCCATCTTCTCAACAGTTACGAAAATTCCAGATAAGAAAATCTTTGAAATCACTCCTTCAAAGACCATTCCTTCTTCAGGCTTGACAGTGAGAATATCAAATTCAACTGTGAAAATAATTCCTGAATTTGCAGAAGAGATGATATTATCTATAATCTTGAGTTCAGATTCAACCGAAATAATGTAGCCAAATTCTTGATCACATTTTCCTGTCATCATTTTGCACACCGTTTCGGTCAAGTGTCCCTTGAGAACAGCCTTGTCAATATACTTTGATTCAATGAAAATCTTTTCTTGAACGGTACGTTTTTGCATGTTAAAATTTCGTTTTATTTTGATTTTTTTTTCATTTTTTAAGATTGTATTTTAGAATGTCGCTATCGGATATATTCTTGATTAGATACTTGTATGACGAAGGAGATTGCTCCATCTCTTTTAATTTCATTACAAAGCCGATTAGCATCAAGTTTGCATTTGGATTCGGCCCTGTTGTCTTTAATAATTTGTCATTGATTTCTTTTGCAAATCCAAAATCGATAATATACAACTTATCACCCTTAAACATATAGTTACAGAGATTGGCATCATTATGGAACACGCCTGCCTTATCGAGTTCATTGAAAATCTCAAGAATTCGAAGTTGATGTGTCTTTGATAGTCCTTTCTCTTTCTTCATGGTTTCAAGAAGATGAGTGTCCATTTTTTCCATTACAATATACTTTGTTACAGTATCGAACTTGTACACTTTTGGAGCAATACCTCTTTTGGAAGCTTTTTCTTGAAGTATGTATTCTTGTGCCAATTTTGCAGATGATTTAGTTTTTCGAAATGTCTTCATTGCGTACTCCTTTCCTTGCCGATCAGTGACTCGAAAAGTGATTCCTTCTTTTCCTGCCTGTCCAAGTTGTTCGTATTTCTTATACCTATCAATCTTGTCTTCTTTGTATGCCTCAAAAGCATTTTCAATGTCTCGGATCATTTCAGATTTATTTTTCCGTTTTGGCAAACCGAGATTATTCACAATCT